AGGCCCCCGCTAAGATATATTATATGGATTATTATATTATTATTATAGTAATAGTAATAGTAGTAATAATATAATATATAATATAGCGTAGCATTCCCCCACATTAGGGTTACCCCGATTGGCTACGGGGACCCTGTCGGACACGATCAACCCGGGTTGACAACCCAAGTATCTCGAGGAGGGAGAGAATGTATCTCACCTTTCCGACAGTCCTGCTCGCAATCGCGAAGCGACTGCGAGGAAATACGATTGCTAGCATAATATAGCCAGCGCTCGTACGCGTCGTCGTCCGACACCAAATCCGATCGCGACCGTGGTACGAGTCTTAAAGACTCGCCATGACCGTAATCAGGATTGAGGCGTCGAGGTCCCAGTCGTGTTGAGCTTGCCTTCGGTATACGAAGGGGCCTACACGGCCTGGAACGCATCTGCCAGTCGGTCGGACTATCCGATGCTAAATCAATAGCACCGGGGGGTCTCGACGGATAGCTGGAGCCATCGAAAAGCTCACACCACTCTTCTATAGAAGGGTAATGGAACTTAGGCGTACCATACCGAAGTAGGGTGGCTACGAGATAATATCGTAGACAACCCGAATTCGTATAGTACGCTCGATTGGCCATTTCAGAGATCCACGACGCTGATGCTGAGGACAGCCGCGTTAACGGTTCGAACTTCCGGCGAGGAAGAGCGACACCGCTAATATCTAAGCCTTTATAGGCGAAGATACCACACGCCTCCCTGAAGTGCCCGGTCCAGTAGGATTTATCCTTATTTGGGATAAATCCGGTGGATTCGAGTAGATCAAGGAGATAGGGGGCGGCTGACGAACTAATGACTATGTCATCGCCGTATACCCTCAGCACCTGGTCTCGACTAGGTAGACCGGCCCTTCTTAGCGCCAGAACACCCAACGCTGTGAAGCAGATCGATTCAATGTCGAACGTCAAGCGTGACCCCATAGGGGCATACTTGTTGAGCGGCACGATATCGTCAGCTACACGAGCATAGGGCGATCGACACGCTAACAGCCACCGCGTGACGTTAGAGGGAAACCAGGCTAACACATGATCCATAGCAACGCAATCGCTTGCTTTGCTGAGATCAATTGTGGCAAGGCTTCCATCCCGAGAACCTAATACCGCCAGTGTTCGACTGGCAGACTGATTCTCCGGGGTATAGTAACGTCGCATCGGCCCACTACTGATGACAGAGCGTAGATGATCATCTACAGCAGATTGCCACCAATTGAGGGCCGCCGGCTCCATAGAAATCTCACGGAGAGACAGTGCGTTCTTGGGGACTTGCGTCCACTTCGAACAAAACTGATAATCTCTAGAGACCTCGAGCGGAGCCAGGTGACATATCTGAGGACATTCGCGAACGGCCAAGCTTGCTAACGAGAGGGGGACCTTACGGAAAGAAATCTTTCTGTTGAGGTCCTTACCTGCGTCAGCGGTTGAGCCGGACGTGTAATATCCGGCTGGGAAAAGGGACGGATCCCAATTCTCAAGCCACCCCGATATAATAGGTAATATATCGGAGGTCAGACTGTTCACCATCGCGGAAGATCGTGTAGACAACCAGGTTTCGTGGTCAAACCATGAAAGCCGTCCACGATCTTTCAGCCCGTCGTGTTCAAGGTGGAATTTAGCCAAGAACACTAACATCCTATGTAGATGCATAAAGGCTGACGGCTCACGCCTGTTTTTGATGTGACTCTTATAGAGACACAGCAAAGTGACTGCGATCTCGTCATCTCTTGCGAGGTCACGAATCTCGGTCAGCGAACCCTCAGACCGAAGCCACGAGGTTATTACCTTTAGACTCATAAAGAAATTATCTAAAGGATAACCAAGAGCTAATATCTTCCATATATATGTATATGTATGGAAGATACGTCTGAAGGTCAGAACAGACGTAGTTTCGAATTCGTCGAAGGTCATGCAGGTCCATAGGCGAAAAGCGTCTGATAGACGCTCGACGTCCTGAGGAGTAACTGCCTGGCCGTCTTCGAAGACGAAAACGCTCCCTTTGGTATCGAAGGAAGACTTGAGTATATTATATATACTCTTGTACAGGCGCAAAATCATTCAAAAAGTAAGACGAGTCTTACTGAGCGCGCAGAGCGCCCTGAATGAGCTGATTTATTCTCGCCGATGATACCTGATCGCCGAGAAGACCACCAGCCATGCGCTTAACTTCGTCAAGGACGAGATCGGATGTCATCAATTCGTTGATAGGAACGCGGACGCAAGTCCACGATACTAACGGCAAATATTTGACAAAAGCCGCGTCCTCGCTGTCGGTCACGGTAACAAAACTAGAATGTTTAACCATGATCTGAGCGCCACGAGACGAAGTGGGTCGGGTCGAAGCCGAGACGGTCGTATCGGAATAGACGTTCTGCACGTCCTTCCTTGCGAACTCCCAGGTTTCAGGCCTATCAAGAGGTCCCGAAATAAGGACTTCTTTAACGGTGTCGGCCGCTTCACTCACGAGTGTAAGTGTTGAGGCCGGGACGGCAAAGACGGGTAATGTCAATGTATCCGTCTGAGACGCCCAGGACGTCGTATAGGAACGAGCCATAATGACTCTCCTTTCTCCGGTTTCAAACGCCGGTGTGCGATGACACTCACCAAATCCTCGCACCGATCGGTGCGATACAAAGATCGGCGAATGTCCAGCGGTGTTATATCCGCTGAATGATTAAGCTGATCGCCTCAGTATAATGAGACCAACCAGCCGGGTCAGTATCCACTAAAGGGGTACTGAGGTCGAAAGGAGGAGGATCGAATTCTGATAACAGCTGCCTATCATAATAGGAGAGCTGCACCATCAGATCATCATCTACCGTACCGATGAGACTGGGCCATAAATCTATGACCCTCACAGGTGTCTTATCCAGAATATAAGTATGGAATAAAGACAGTAGTGATAAGTTACATCGATAGCCGTAGAGATCGATCGACTCCAATAAGTCGGAGAAAGACAGAATCCAGTCGGCGCAAAAAGAATAAGGGATAAAATCCCAGGCATTCTTAAGCGTCATCCAGAAACCGGTATTATAGAGGGAGGCATAAACCTCAGAAAACGCGTTATCTTTGACAACGACGTTTGCTAGGTACGCACATCTCATAGTACCGAAATCTGTCTTCAACTCTCGACGGTGACGACACTGGAACTTCGAGAAAAGATTTTTATACTTTTCACGCATACCGATAATTTTATTACCGATATCGTTAGCTTCAGCGAGCGTCAAACCGTACCCGTACTTCACAGGAAGATACATGTTAGCACCGGCCTTAGCGAGTTCGACGGAAACGCCGTCCTCTCTAATGGAACGATATAACTTATCTCCTGATTCAGCTACATTCTGGACATAGTTCTTCAAGTCAACCATATCACGAACAAACATAAACATGTTGTTCGATATAATTATGGAATCTTTGAGAGCTTCCTCCTGAATGTGAGACCAGAAGGCCCTGTTAGCAATGTTTCCGAGTGTTCTTGCAATAGATTGTTTAATCTGTTTCCGAGCACCCGAAATCATATGAGCATGGCGGTGCTCCGGGGGTGGTAATACACGATTAAAATCGATATAACCATCTTCCGTCGCAACCACTGTGCCGTAACAGAAAGCTTCCTGGTACGAGTCTACGTCGTGATAGGACTTCGTCCAATGGGTCGGATGACCCCAGGCGTGAATCCCATCAGCTGTAGCTTCCGTGTCTATACGACACTTGGCACGGCTACCACGACGCAGCGGCAGAGAAGCAGACTTCGAACAGGTGGACTTAATATGAAGAGCCTGGTCAGAAATGACCGGACCCCCTACTAAGACCCTATTCTCCGTATGCGTCTCTACGAGAGTAACCCGCAGAACGGGATCAGGTTGGGTGTAGTCGACCGAATACTTGATCGAGACGTTGGTATTAAAATCAACGTCGTAGACCGAGTTTTGGTTTTGTACACGACCAGATCCACTGCGTCCTTTCTGAAGCTGGTTACAGTGAGAACTGTATCCGAGCCAAAGAAAGTCTCCGTTGGGATCCGAGGTTGAAATCGAGTCTAGAATCGGTGATGGTATAAAAGATATACCAGTCGAACTAGAAGCCGATCCGTTGGTGCACTGTATAAGCGCATCAAGCATCGGCAATTTCTCTTTCTTCCCACGGTACAACGAAGGAAACGCAATAGCTTTGGACACTACTTCGCCTTCAATCTCCATCTTCTCATAAGGATGTTCTTGACGAACACCTTTCTGGGAATGATGTAGAAACATATCATCTTCCCAAGGCCCTTCATCCGCAGTTACGGGGATGAAGAGTAGGACAGATGGTATGCCTCCCTGCCAGCTAGCTGACAGGGCGACGACGTAGTATCCTCGGTTCGCCACGGGGGCGACTAATCGAAGCATTCTTCGATCACTCCTTTCAGAAGGGGCAGAAATACCCGAGTGTCTAGCACAAGTGTGCTAG